GTTGTTTGTGTCTTCGAAGTAAACATACCCTTTGGCTTTAACGGCAGCCTCGACCTGTTCTCTTGTGTATCCCATAAATATGTTTTTTCTATAAGTATCTTAAAGTTGACGATCTGGCGTTTTTTTTACTATTAAATCTTTACTTTGTTTATGATTTTACTATTTATAGGAAAATAAAATATTATGGTACTAAAAGTTGGATCAGAAGGAGCTGACGTAAAAAAACTCCAAGAAAAATTAGGTGTAGAAGCTATAGGTAAATTCGGGCCTAAAACTGAAGCCGCAGTTAAAGCATGGCAGAAAGCAAATGGTTTAAAAGATGATGGTATCGTTGGTGATGCTACTTGGTCTAAACTATTTGGTGAAGCAAAACCTAAAGCTGAGGTTATTAAAGAGGATGTTGTAATTGCACCTGTAGGTTCATTAAACATTGGTAAGTTGAAGGGTCATATTCCTGATGCGGTAATCGCACAGATCCCTGAAACTGCAAAGAAATTCAACATCACAAACAATTTGAGATTGGCTCACTTCTTATCACAATGTGGTCATGAATCAGGTAATTTCAAAGCAGTAAGTGAAAACTTGAATTATTCTGCTGATGGCTTGAAGAAGATTTTCGGTAAGTATTTTCCTGGTAACTTAAACGAGTCATACGCTCGTCAACCTGAAAAGATCGCCGCTCGTGTTTACGCATCAAGAATGGGTAATGGTGATGAAGCATCAAAAGAAGGTTTCAAATTCAGAGGAAGAGGTTATATTCAATTAACAGGTAAAGCAAACTACACTAACTTCACAAAATTTATTGGTGAAGATTGTGTTGCAAATCCTGATTTAGTTGCAACCAAATATCCTTTGGCGTCTGCGGCATTCTTCTTCGATTCAAATAAATTGTGGGCAATCTGTGATAGAGGAGCTGACGATGCTACGGTAACTGCGGTAACTAAAAGAGTGAATGGTGGGACAATCGGTTTACCTGATCGTATCAAACACTTTAAAGAATATTACAACTTACTTAAGTAAAACAGAAAACCCCGATCACTCGGGGTTTTTTTATGATATAATATTTATATCACTTGTTGTTTCGATAACTACTCTTGCTCCACAACTCAAGAGTGGTTTGGCATCAATACCGTTTCCTCCGTATATAATCTTGGATGGACCTAAGATTTCAACTTCATTACAATAGGTATTTGTTTTACCTTCCTTTATTGTAATCACAGGTAGATCTGTTCCTTTTGTTTTGTTAGACCTGACGTTGTGTTGATTAACGTGAATACGTTTTACTTTTGGTCGTGCCATTTCCAACCTAACAATAGTTTGGTAAAGAATCTGTAAATCGCTTTTGGTTTTTCTTCAAAAAATACATGAAAACTTTTACCAATTTTATAGTACCCAACTTGTTTTGGTAATCCTTTAATATTTGGAACTTCTTCAGACCTCATAACGAATTCTTCACTTAAATCAAATTTAGTTTCTTTTTTCTTTCTTGGTTTGTAATTTCTTTTTTTAGGTGTCACAGGTTTATCCTGTCTTACCGTTTCTTTTAATATTGATTTTTCCATATTTTAATTATAAATGAAAATATTTGGGTGTAAATATTTACTTTACACCCAATACTTCCTTCTTGTAATAATCATCAAACCCATCCAAGTAGTTTGTGATTGATTTGTTTTTATCCGCTCCGATTATCTCATCAATAAGTCCGAACTCTTTTGCTTCTTCTGAATTGTACCATCTATCTCTTGATGAGAAATCCAATACCTCTTGGAATGTTCTACCACAATTCTCTGCCAAGATTTTGAATAGGATGTAATTGTATTTCTCACCTTCCATTTGATCAATACGAGTGTCTTGGATGTTTCCTCGTGTTCCGTGACTTACTTGGTGAGTCATTACTTTTGCATGAATCAAAGATGATCTTTTTCCTTTTGTCCCTGATGATACTAAAACTGAACCCATCGACGCACACATACCCAAATTTGTGGTTACGATATCTGAACTTACATAGTTCATCAAATCCACAATACCGAGTCCACACATAACAGATCCACCAGGACTATTGATGTAAAGTGTGATGTCTTTCTTTTCAACTGAATCCAAGAACAATAATTGTGCTTGTACAATATCAGACATTCTTTGATCTACCGGTCCTGACAACCATAAGATACGATCACGCATCAATCTCGAGAAGATATCGATTTGTGTTGCCCTTAATTCTCTTTCCTCCAAAATGTAGGGGGTTAGTGACGCTTCAAACTGGTCTAACGCCAGTGAACTAATTCCTTCGCTCTTTGCGAAACTTCTAAACTCTTTTCCGTAATTCATCTTTTCTTTTCACTTAATTCTTTATATCTTTCATAATCACCTTTCTTATCATAACCTTGAGTTACAACGTACTCTAAGGTTATTAATTCTCGGTATTCTTCATTGGTTAGATTACCTCGTAAGTCTTCAACTATCTCATCGTAAATTTCGTCAAATGTTCTTTCCATTTTAATGAAGTTTTATCATTGGGTATTCAATGATCTCAACATGTTTTCTACACACTTGATAATGTTTATCTAAAACCTCATCAAGTAATGCTTCTTTTGTTTTGGCGGTATATATCATATAAAAACCACCATATCCCATATCAACACTATAACCAATATCTTTCCATCTACCAAACCATCCTTTTCTTTGGATGTAGTAGGAACCTCTTTTGTTTTTTACAAATCTGATTTTAATTGTTCTCATAATTTAATCAATTACATCTGCCAAGTACTGACCTGACCCTAATTTAACTTTGTACAATGTTTGACCTTTTGGTGCTTCCATTTGATCCATCTCGTCCATCCAAGTATCCCAATTTTTTTCCAATAAGTCAACAAACGCATCGTTGTTTCCTCTGTCTTTGTATCGTTGAATGTATTCATCTTTGATGTCTCTGTTTGGATAAACCAATACAAATGGAATTCCTTTTTTAAGAAGTGCGTCTCTCACATCTTTATGTGATGATACTAAAATCTTATCCACTTTTGGATCCATAACATTTCTTTCAATGTGTTCAATGTAGTTATCAGGAAAATGTTTCTTATCGAACTTTGAACTATCGCTATCCAACACATTTCTATCTGTAGTGTTGAAGTAGGTTGTCTTCCCTACACCGGGGAATGCTGAATATACTTTTGTTGTCATATTATTTAATTGTTATTTCAATGTTAGTCGCTCGTTTTGGTGGTTTAGGTGGTGGCGGAGCTTGTCTTCCTTGACCAGTAAATGGTTTACTATTACTCTTTGTTTTTCCTTCTTTGATTGGTTGTGGTTTCATATCTATTTTATTTTACCAACTATCTACATCTGTTAATACTAAATCAATTTTCACCAAGTGACTATAGACAATGATTTCCTGACCGATCCCATTTGAACTATACTTCCATGTGAATTGTCCGTACTCTCCGTGTAACGCCTTTATGTGCGATATCCATTCGTCGTAACGAGCTTGTTGTTTGTCGTTTAATTGGAACGATATTTTTGTGTTTTCTTTTTCCATAATTTTAATCTTTGTATTTGTAATTGTCAAACTTTTTGTTTTTACTTTTAACTCTCCATCTAATGGTCACCATAGGTATGTTAAGTATTTTAGACGCTTCACCAGCAGACCTATATTCCACATTATCAATTATTATAGGTATGTTCTGTTCTCCATTGTAGGTTCCTTTTCTTTTCTCACTTAATCTCTTTTTAGTTTCTTCAGTGTGTTGTTTACCAAAAAAAGGATTTTTATTACCACTCTTGTCTCTACAATTTATACAACTATTGTTGGTTGGTGATATTTTTACACCACATTCACAATATTTAAAACTTGTACCACCTTTCCAATTTGGATTTTTATCCATCGGTTGGGAATGTTTTTCTTTTCTTTCATCTTCAGACATTAATTCATATCTTTTTCTAACTGATTGAGTCATTCTACGAACAATGTCTTCTTTATTTGGGTTCTTTGTTAGATTATCTCCACCACTTGATTTAATCCCTATATTGAACTCAGGGTGTAAGTCCAAGTATTTTTGTTCTAACTCAAGTAAAAGAGTTTCATCACACTCCTCAACTAACTCAAACACAAAATTATTATCACCATACTTATCCCAAGACCTTTGTAAGTGGTCATTATGGTGTTTTCCGTTTTTTAAGTTGTTTAAATGTGTTCTCCATCTTTTTTCTATATTTTTAGAAGAACCATAATAACACTTTTTGTTTTTCAAATTTTTTATTCTATAAATTCCAATCATAGGACTACCTTTTAATATAAATATCTACCAAAGTTAAAAAGTTAAAGGGTAGTCCTAAAAAATTAGTTAGAAAGTGGAAAATAAATTTTAGGGTGTGATTGGTAGTTTTTAAGTGTGAAATCACCAATAACATAAGATTCAATAGATGGTCTTGAACCTTCGTATGTTGGGAACTGATTTAATACAGGTAACTCAAATGGTTCTCTTGTTAATTGTTCTTTTACACCATCAATCTGATTAAGGTATATGTGACAATCACCTAAATTCCCAATCAATTCATCTGGAACCATATTAACCTCTTTTGCAATTATCGTTAAAAGTAACGCATATGATGCGATATTCATCGGAATTCCGAGTGGGAAATCACAACTTCTTTGATTCCACATTAAAGAGATTGCTCTGGTTGGTATTTTGTAAGGTGTGTTATCCACATTAGTTGGAACCATCGTATCAGCTAATGGACCATATTTTTCTTTCCATATTGGAAATGCTATTTTATATCTCTCTTCCAAACTCAACTCTCTAGTATAAACTTGAAATCCATAATGACAAGGTGGAAGAACTTGATTTGGTAAATCTGATGGGTTCCACGCAGTAACCATTAATCGTCTTGAATCAGGATTCGTTTTAAGGTCGTTGATTAGGTTTTGGATTTGGTCTATACCTGTTGTTGTAATATCGTAAATACCATCCCCAGTTTCATTTGGTATTTGTTTGAAATCCTTACCCCAACTTCTCCATTGTGATCCATACACAGGACCAAGTGATCCCCACTTCTTAGCAAACTCATCATCTGTTTTAATCATCTCAATGAACTGTTCCTGGTTCCAAATTAAATCAGGGTCACCTTCACTCGTATCCATAAAGTTTTTAAAAGCATCACCATCCCAAATATGACAACCATTATCAACAAGGAACTTAATGTTTGTATCACCACGAAGGAACCATAATAACTCGGTCACCATAGTTTTCCAAGCCATCTTCTTGGTTGTCAATAAAGGAAACCCTTCACTCATTTTATGACGGATCTGTCTACCGAATACTGAAATGGTGCCAGTCCCAGTACGATCCGATTTTGTTACTCCATTATCTAAGATGTCTTGGAGTAATTGTTGGTATTGTTTATCTAGTTTGTTCATCATCATTTGATTTGTTTTTCCATTCTTTCCAAGTTTCAAAATCCTTGAGGGATTCCAATTTTTCATTCTCCATTTGTTTAGCCTTTTCCGCCATACTAATAGAAATCCCACCAACTTTCTTGTACTGTTCCACTAACCAGTCTACAGGACTTTGTTCAATATTATTTTCCATCTTTAATAATTCCTAATTCAATTCTGTATTTTTTTATTTTGTCTCTGACAGGTTGGAACTCATCTCCGTTACTTGCCTTGTGTCCTTTACCGATCGCTTCATTGATCATTCCCTCGTTTTTTAAAATAAAAGACATTTTTTCTGAATTTGTCAACTCATAAGGAACAACTTCTGTTCTAATGAACTCTCGGATCATATCTTTTATTTTACCAATCTGTTCTGCTGGGTTCTGTTTTGTTCCGTGAACCATTACAGATGTTTGGTAGATCGTTCTACTCAAATCTAATATCTTCTTATCAAATCCCATCTTTATCTGTATTTCTAATTACACCTTCAACTCTACCTCTATGGTTGTAAGAATCTTCAATTACTTCTTTCACATATTCTGTATGTGGTTTTGTTCTATCTTCTTGTCTATGGTAATATAATCCCCAATCTCTATTACCATCTTGTGCTGGTAGTGGTTGTATTTCTTTAACACCATTTTCAAGTACATCCTTAACTTGAATCATAGGTGTGTATGTTGGAATCCCATCAACAAGTTCAAAATAACCGTGATCTTCACATCTATTGGATTTCCATGCTTTAAGTGCTTTAACACCATCTCTTATTGTTTGTTTCGCTTTAACCTTAAAAATTTCAGACATTAAACTAATATTTGAAATTTCTTTAGTTTCTTTAACACCATTTTCAATTGCGTCGTTAATGTTTTCTGTAATCTCACAATTAGTTACCTGATGGTCTATTTGTTCCAAACTTTCCAACATACTTTCTTTGGTTTCTTTAACACCATTTTTAATTGTATTCATAACACGTATGGTACGGAAAAGTCTATCCTCTTTGGCTTCCTTCACACCATTTTCAATAACATCATCAAGTAATTTTTGGACATCCAATGTATTATTTTCATTCATAAATTCCATTGTAGATTCAAGGTCTCCAACACCAGGTGTTCTAACGTCTTTAACACCATTTTGAATTGTGTCTTCAACCGCACCCACTGGAGGCCACATCCGTGTTTGGGTCTCCTTTACCCCATTTTGAATGGTGTCTTCAATTATGAACTTGTTTCGGAATTCTATGTCGATGGTGTGTTTCACCCCATTTTGAATGGTGTCTTCAACGGTTTCTTTGCTGATATGCACCGTGTCTTCAGTGTGTTTCACCCCCTCTTGAATGGTGTCTTCAACTACACCGAACGCACTCCCATTTGCGTATTGGGTGTACTTCACCCCCTCTTGAATGGTGTCTTCAACTTTTAAATCTAAAATTCGATTGTTTAATTTGGTGTCCTTCACCCCATTTTCAATTGTATTTTCCATTTTTTTATCAAAAAACTTCATAACATCAACATGATGGGCCTCTTTCACCCCATTTTGAATGGTGTCTTCAACGGCTTGGTTGCTATCAATTGCGTGATTAAAAGTTGCCCACACCTTTGGTTTATTCAAAAATCTTGATTCAAACCAGTCCTTAATCAAATCTCTTTCTTCAGTACAGTCCTTACCTATTAGATCCAACTCATTTTGAAATAGATTATAGTTGAACCATAAGGTTTTATCTTTTGTGAACTCAATTATCCATTTTTTACTTTCAGTGAAGATCAACCAAGTTGATCCTTGTTTTGTCACATACTTGTCGGCACCTTCAACCATTTGGTCAAATATCCTAAAGACAAGTTTCTCTAATTTATTTCCTGTTGGATTTTTCATTTTAATTCAATTTTTTCTCCGTGTTTAATTGCATCATTAACAAGTGGTTGAAGTGGTTTATGTTCGTGTTGAGTATATTTCACACCGTTTTTAATAACCTCATCGCCATATAATTGGTATTTATCGTGAGATGTTTTTGTGATCTTAACCCCATTTTGAATGGTGTCTTCAACCCGATGCGGGCGTACAGAGCTGTTTGTTTTGGTGTGTTTCACCCCATTTTCAATGACATATTTTGTTCTCTGTTTTCTTGAACCATCATAACTTCGTTCTGTTTGTTTCACTCCATTTTTAATGGTGTGTTCAACTATCTTTGTTTTGGTATAAATATTTTGTTTAGTTAACTTCACGCTATTTTCAATGAAGTATTCAACAACTTTTTCGTCATCCATCTCAAGGTCAATAGTTTCTTTCACTCCATTTTGAATCACATCTTTAATATCGGATATGATTTTGTGTTCATCGACTTCGGTGCGTTTCACTCCATTTTGGATGGTGTCTTCAATGTGTGATGCCATATCAATGAATACTTCACGACTTTCTTTAACCCCATTTTGGATGGTGTCTTCAACTGGATACGATCTTTTAGTTGGGTTGGACATTGTGTGTTTCACCCCATTTTGAATGGTGTCTTCAAGGGAATTGAGATGGTTGCGAGTCCAATGTCGAGTGTGTTTCACCCCATTTTGAATGGCGTCTTTAACCCCCATATCCATACGAATTTTGGAAAAGGAGGTGCGTTTCACCCCATTTTGAATGGCATCTTCAACATATCCAATATGCAATTCCTGTAACTTCTCGGTCTCCTTCACCCCATTTTGAATGGCGTCTTCAACCAATATTAAGACTGATTGATTCCCTGTGTTGGTACGCTTCACTCCATTTTGAATGGTGTCTTCAACTTGGCGTTGTACCAATAGTTTTCCACTACTGGTGTGCTTCACCCCATTTTGAATGGTGTCTTCAATCTTGAGGGAGTCTATAGTTCCAAAGTCTGTGGTACGCTTCACCTCATTTTGAATGGTTTTATCAACCTTTGGTTTATTCAAAAACCTATCTTCAAACCATCTGGTTATGTATTCTTTATTTTCAACGCAATCCATACCAACCAATTCCATTTCATTTTTGAATAGTTTGTAATTATACCATAGAGTTCCCCCTACAGTATATTCAACAACCCATTGTTTTTCATTGGTAAAGATGAGCCATAAACTACCACTATGATTGTATTGGTCAACACCTTCAATCATTTCGTCAAATAGTTTGAACAAAATCTTGTCTAATTTTTTTCCTGTTGGATTTTTCATTTTAATATCCTACTCCCGTATCGTTAGTAAATTCAACGCCATTTTCTTTTGCAAACTCTGAAACAAGTTCTTCAACAACATCTTGATCCATATATCCGTAGTCAATTGATCGTCCATACACTCTAATTTCACCGTCAGACCATATAACTCTTCCACCACCACGGATTCTCCAATCCTTTAGTTCTGGTTCAAGTTCTCTGGATCTTTTTGCAACATCTTCGTGGAACTCTCCCGGTCCTGAACGAAATACAAATTCACCATCTTTTTCCAAGATGACACATTTGCGTAATTTATCTTTTTCAATAATAACTTTTTCCATAATACAAAGATATAAATTATTTTTTGGTTGGACAACGGGTAATTATACTAAACTTTTCGTTCAAAATAAAAAATTACCGGTTTTTCTATAACTTCAATTAAACCATAGTCACGAGCCAATCTGAAATTAGGTGTGTCTCGTTCTAATCTATCTAATGAAGTTTCTACTACTTTTCTAAAATGTTCAACACTATATGTTGATTTCCATTTATTACAACGAGCACAGGATGGATTTAAGTTATCCAAATCGTGTGATCCTTTGACTATCTTCACCTGCGATGCTTCTTGTTCTGTAAAGGTATGCCAGTGAGGTTGTATGTGATCAACTTGCATTTGTTTGATCGTTATTTCAACACCACAATACGCACAGTGACCATCGCACTTATCATAAACTTGTTGTCGTTTTTCTTTGTTAGTCATTCACTTTTTGAAAATAGATGTTCTTTGGGAACTCATCAAAGACGAACTTCGTCACATCGCACAACCACATCGTTAGTTCATAGTCAATTCCCATATAACCAATCATCTTATACCAAGCACCTTCACCTAACTCCCAACTTTCAATTCTACCAAGTTCCTTGAATTCTAATATGTCAGCACCTTCAAATGCGACGGTAGAAAGTATAACATTTACCGTTTGCTCTCCATCCGACAGTATTTCAAGGAATAAGTCGGCACCGGCAACCATCTCCAGTTCATCAACACTACCTTCCCACTCAGGAAGATCCACATACCAACGACCAACTTCGGTCTTGTAAAACTTAAATGTTCTCATTCATCAAACAATTTGGTAGGTAAAGTAAAGTTGGATTTTTCTTTTGTACATCAACATCAGGATATCTCTCTTTAAACTTCATTACGTTGAATGGTTGAGTGATGATATGGAAACCTGATTTGGTTTTAACAAAAGTCATACTCTTATCTTTACCGGCTTCTTCTTGTAATTCATTTATGTACTCTCTCATTGAGGTATAGTATTGGTCGTGAGCAAAACTATCTGTAGAAACATCATCTATATCTATGATCCATCTTTTCTCGTGAGTTTTTAATTGACCAACAACAGAATCAAATAAGTGTTGTTGTTTGAGATTACCATCCTGTATTCTTTGAGCAAGAGCAACCATCATATTCAACGATACATCTTTATGGTTTTGTTTCTGAACGTGGATATAAGCACGAGCCTTAAACATCTCACAGAGTTGTTTGATCTCATCATATCGTTTTTCAAGATACTCAACACTATCAACACAATAAGTTTTTATTGTACGAACTGACTGGTGATTATCTCTTTCACCTTCAGGTTGGTCTTTCTTACGCTTAAAAACATAGAGCATATAAAAATCACCCTCGTTTTCGAAGTTAAGAAGTCTTTTTATAGTGTTTATGTTATCTATGTTATTCATTATCCAAATATTTGAATTTTCGCATCTACCTCTTTCAAATCGGACCATGTACCCAAATAGGTAATAGCCCTTACTTTCTTATTGTCGATCCACACATATTCTTGTTGATCGTTAATTCTTGGTTTGTCCATCACCAGTCCGTGATACTTGAACCCGTGTTTGTCTAACCATTGGAGTGTTACCTCTCTGTCTTTTGTTTCTCTTGCGGTGAAGAAGGTAATCACATTTCCTTCGTCATACCACTTGTTGATGATCTCCAATGCTTTGGGATATACATTTGCGTCAGGATATAAATGCGAGTCCTCATTCAAAATGTCATCACAAATTGTCCCATCAATGTCAATCAAAAACAACTTTTGTTTGTTTTCTTTCTCAAAGATTATTTTTGATTTGGTTGAGTGCACCGCTACATTTCTTTTAGGGTCAATATAACAATCCGTAATCAATTCGTATTCAACCTCATCACCATGTTTGATCAATCCTTGTCTATGTTTATCCCTAACAACTCGGTCAGATTCTTCACATACAAAATAACTTTCAAATCTACGATCAATAGATTTAACAACCCATCCCTCAACACTATTTATGAATTCAGGGTCTGCATCATAATATTCAATTATACCTCTCATCTTATTTATTCATCATCTTTATGTCTATCCAAATAATACTTTTCAAATACAGTAATGTTTGGGAGTCCTACTTCACTAATACGATCCAATACATCATCAACGGTAATATTCTCACTCAAGTATTTCTCCAACTTAAACATGAACTCTTCGGATAACACTTGTGGGTCTATCGATAATAGTTCGGTTTGATCAACAATGACGTATGGGACTTCATATTTTTCTAAAATCTCATCAATCTTAACTTTCAACTTATCTTCGGTAAAGAAAGTATCATAAGATCCTTCTGCCAACTCACCAGTATCACTTACACTTTCAAGAGTTAGTTTGATTGCCCATCTACGGTCAAGCTCATCCATTTTATCCCATATCTTCTCTCCCAACTCGTCGGTTGAATATGGGTAAACATATTTCAATATTTTATAGTTTGTTAGATCTATCATCTTAAATACTATCGTGTTCTACTCGTTTAATTTTGCCAAAATAGTTTTTGGTAATCTCCTCTTTTGTTTCACAGTATTCACCTTTAACAATAAAGTCAAACACAACCTCAACACCTTCCTTTAGGAATTTTTGGGTGGCATTTTTTTCAGACCACAATTTAGATGTTGTACACAACGGATAAACTTTATCATCCTCATCGTGTCTAACCATCCATTCACCTAATGTTTGTGTTAAATATCCTTTCATAACTCTAATTGTTGTTTTAGTAATTGTTGTCGTTTATCGGATAACTTATTCTCCAAAGGTGAAATGATATCGTAAAAATGCTCTCTCCAAAATTTATCAGGATGTTTTCTTTGGAGTTGTTCTGTAAAATTACGAATTAGTTTCCTCGCAACAAATGTTTGTTGGTATGTTTCACAAGAATCAATTACTTTCTCAACCCATTTTGAGATGTCCCCGTAGTGTGTGCTTCTATTTTCCATAGTACAAATATACAAAAATAATATGAAATAAAAAACCCCACTTTTGAGGGTGGGGTTAAATATTTTTTAATTTATATTGTAGACCTCAGACAACCACTACACAATCTTTAATTCCGTTGCGCTGGGGCTTACTCTCCTCAAATTGTAGACATCACGCAACCATTTTTTCGTAAGTCTTTGTATTTCAGAATACTTAAGACCAAAACCTTCTTCTAAAAATGACCAAATAGTATAATAATCAATGTGAATATTATTATGACCTTCATAGTGTAAGATAATATTATGTCCCTTCCCATAACGATATAAGGTTGATGGGGGTCTTCCTATGCCTTGGGCAACATCCATATCGTTAAACAAATTAAGATAGTCCATAGGAGTTTCAATTCCTGTCAATTTTTTAAGATTCTCAACCCCTCCAACCATTTCAACAGCAGTTTGCCAACCTTCGTCTTTAATCATATCAATTAAAGAATCCTTGGCAGCATTTTCTTTAATAACCCTATTTACGATATTGGTTAGATCAGATTCTGTTAGTTGGATTATTTTTTTCATATTAGATTTTTGATCTCAGTTTTCACTTTACCAAGTTCATTGAAGTCAAACTCTTTGGCGAATTTACTACCTTGTTTTTTTACGGTAATACCATCTTTTCTGAACATAACTTGACCAACATGTTTACCATCACAATGAATCTCAAAGTCATTTCCAACTTGTTTTACTTTACAATCTTGTGATTTGATAAAGTTCTTAATTGTGTCTTGAAATTTTTCAATCTTAACGTCAGCATCTTTTTCCTTAACACCTTTATCTGTTTTTCCTTCTTGGATCACTCTTTGTACGATTCTTACTAAATCGGACTCTGTTAGTTTTACAATATTTTTCATAATAATAAATATTCGGTAAAACAAAAAACCCCTCCGATTAAGAAGGGGTTAATTTTTTTAGTTCTTTATATTAAGTAAGGTTCCTGTACCTCCCGCCATTGTGGTTGGTAGTTTCCCATCCCATGCGTTCCATTTAACATATTCAATATACAGAGGCGATAACTGATTCTGTTTAATCTTGATCGCTAATGCCGCCGCCTGTGCGTTGATGATAGTTTCTGCTGAGTCAGCTCGTGCTACCGCCACCTTACGTCTACCTTCAGAGATTGCAGCAATTGCTTGTTGTTCTGACGCTTCTGCTTGTTGGATCGCTTTGGTCTTTGCGATGATTGACTCTTGTAATGCATCCGGTGGAACAATATTAGTTCGTAATTGTGATACATTAAACCATTTAGATAATCTCACATTACATTCCAACACAATCGCAGCTTCAAACGCTTGTCGGTGATTAAAGATACTATCAACTTCCCAAGTGTTAGATACGTCATTCACCGCTCCGATGATCGCATTTTTTAACCAACCTTGTTCAACATCTTTTATATCTCTACGTAAATTAACGAACATATCTCCAATCGCATCCTCACGTAATGAGTAGTTGAATGTGGGTTTAATTGTTGCTGAGAACCCACCTTTTAAGATTACCGGTTGGTCATCATATTCAATGTGTTGTTGGTATGTAGGAAACTCTAATACTTGTTCTGTCCAAGTGTTATAAACCACCCATCCTGTTTTGTATTGGTAACTTGATACTCCACGTTGATTACCAACTAAATTGATTTTTAAACCTTTGTGACCAGAATCAATCTTTTCAATCGCATATGGTTGGAACATTGATAATAACAAACCAACAATAAAAATTACTAATGGTTTAATTAACCATGATGATTGGAATTTTTCTCTGTTGTCACCCCATCGGTCAGCTTCAACTTTATACATATTGTCTCGTGTTTTTAATGCGATGAGACCTGCCGCAATCAAACTTGTAATAAAAATTAATAAACTTATCATTTCTTTTCTCCTTTTAAATAATTGTAAATAAAACTAACTATGAGTTTTGTTGTATAAATTGTCGTAACCAAAACTCCTAACGTTAAGACAATTTGTATTTCTTTTAATACCTCTCTGTTAATGACGTATTCGGATAATAATCCAATCATATACAGATTGATGAGTGACAAAATAGTGACTCCCCACCATTTTGTCTTTAAACTTTTTAACATATTACTTCATTTCTATTTTTTTATGTTTAACACTACTGAAGAACAAAGATAATAATTTTTTTTTAATTATTCCCATACTGTTCTTCTAAATAATCATATAGGTTTTTGAACTCAATTGTTTTATCATTATTCCTATAATAATCCATCATACTTTTTGAATACAAACCATACTTTCTATCGTGACCTAATCTATCTTCAACGTGTTTTATTTGGACTTCTTTATTTAGAATTGACGCAATTTTATTAATGATATTCAAATTTGTAACTCTAAACGCAGTTCCAATATTCATCACTTTGTTAATCACTGTATCGTCAAACATAAGATCACAAATAACTTTTACATTGTCGTAAACATACATCCATTCCCTCACTTGTTTTCCATCACCATAGACAGGTACAGGTTTACCTTCACTGATTGATCTTGCAATAGTTGGTAAAAACTTTTCCTCAAACTGATGTTCTCCGAAATTATTACAGGTTCTTGTAATTAAATAAGGTAACCCATAAGTTCTATTTGCCGATAACACCAACATATCGGATGCCGCCTTGGTTGCCGAATAATATGAACTTGGTTTTAGATCATCCTCTTCCTTAGCCGTGTAATTTATTGCGAAGTGTTCATCCATATCACCATAAACTTCGTCTGTTGAAATGTGGATAAACTTTTTTAAGTTCTTATTCTTCCTTGAGATTTCGATTAGATTAAATGTCCCTTCAACATTTGTTCTTACAAATGGTAACCCATTACTTATAGAATTATCTACGTGTGACTCGGCTGCGAAGTGAACCATATAATCAAACTCACCCAACTCATCACTTGTGACATCACAAATGTCTTTTTGTAAGAATGATACATTATGTTTAATATTGGTTTTACTACCAGCATACGTTAGTTTATCCACACAAAGAACATCACATTCAAAGTTATCTAATAAATGATTGATAAATGCCGATCCAATAAATCCGGCACCTCCCGTAACAACTACCCTCATATTAACTCAATAAATTTTCAAGTTTTTTCATGATCAACATTTGTTGTCTTTGTAATTCGGCAACTCTTCGTTTTTGTTCGTCGTTTAATTCATAACTCTCGGCTTTAATATCGGCAACTTCATTTGCCAATCTACGATGTTCATTCATCAATTGTCCGTGTATAATTCTTTTGTCTTGCATAATTTTGTTTTTTAATCCCACCAATGGGCTACGTTTTCCTCTAAAACTCGGAAAAGAAGTTTATTTGCTTTATTATGATTATAGTAAGATACCATCAAACATAAACGTTTTTTGTCATCTTGTTCACCATGTTCTTTGATAATTGCACGAACTGAAGAAGGATATTTGTTTAAGTATTCATCAAATCTTCCCGAACTTGTTTCAATCTTAATTTCTTTTAAGTTTTTGTTATCCAGTACATCCTCAAAACTTATAGTATTATCCCAATAATCCATACATTCTAATGAGTAGTGGTCTTGTCTGACTCTTTCAAGTAAGTTAAGAGCCAAGGTCATATAACGATTATCTCTTTCAACCTCTGTATGTCTATTGGCATTGACAAGTTCTTTTCTTTGGTACTCTATTTTCTTCTGTAAGATTTTTAGAATGTAATCTCCATCCCAATCTCTGTCGTGATACATAGTTGGTATCCATCTGATAATGTTTTTTACACCCTCAAGGAAATACTTTATTCTCCAATGTAGTTTACCGTATAAGGTATTTCTACTCCAAGCACTATCTTCAGGGATTTGTAGTTGTTTGTATGTTTTCATCTCAGCGTATCTATTGTAAATGGTGGATAAATTATAACTTTAGTTTTATTACTATTATAGTAATATGCGTATTCATTATCAAACTTCAGATCGTTGGTGAACCAAACCGCATTATATTTTTTATTGTTTTTAACTACAGACCCAACGACTCTGTATTTGTATTCTTTCACAGTACAGGAAAATAACAAAAGTGTTAATAGTAAAATCTTAATTGTCTTCATCATCAAATCTTGTATCGTATTCTTTTTTTATTTCTTCATATTCATTCATAGCACCTCTGAACTTTTGATTCATGTGGTACCAACCAACCATACAAAAAATCCAAATTACCCAATAAAACCCATCAAATTTTTGAATCCAAAAAATTTCAAAGAAACATTCAATAACCCAAAGAAGTGTAAGTATACCTGAAATTATGTTATAGGTTCTTGCCTCGTTAATTTTAACGATCATTTCGTTTAGTAACTCGTACTGTTTGTCTTCCATTTTACAAATATAATAATTTTAAGGTAAATCATCAAGCCAATTATCATATGGTATCGCTTCTTGATCCAAAGCCATCAACATATCATTTTGCCAATATGAAAGTTCAGGTGTATATGTATCCCATTGTGGTGTCATATTTATGATTCTTCCACCATCTCTTTTATCACGAACACTCATTTCATCAAATATTGCCTGTTGCTCAATAACTTTACCACTACGGTATTTTTTAATCAACTTTGGTAACTTCAAGGTTCCAAGTTTATACATAAGGTTGATGTTAGCAAGTTGGATTCTGGCAACTTGTGAAAACTCATCCGAAGGTAATTCATTAAACTTTGCTCTTTCTTGAACATTCAATATCTCATTTTTTCTGTATTGGTATTCAACGGTAATTCTTTCATCACCATCGGTTGATCCTTTACGAATTGAGAAGATCACGCAGTCAGGTCTTTCTGAATACCCACGAACACAATTTCTTTGGTGTTGTGATTCTTTTTCATAGTCCGCAGTTTTACGAAGAAGAACAGGATAATATGTTTCACCTTCATGTGCGATTGGTGTTTCTAAACTATCAACATCACCGTAAAATCTTTCAACCTCACCTTTTCTATACGATTGTAAAAGACGACTAAACTCCTCGTGTTCTAAATTAAAACTACTCATGTTTGTGAATTTAAATTTAACATCTTCACCAAGATTCATTAAATCTTTTTTCATATCTAAATGGTCAATTAAAGTTCTCCATTTATAATGGTCAAAATATGGTATCAAATCTAAAATTCTATCTTTTTCTTTTGGAGTCAAAGGGACTAATATTCTACCCAAGAAATATTGGCTAAATTGTTCTTTATCTGAATAAAAACATTCAAAAGACCCTCCCATTTGATTCATTTCCATTGGTATTGTTTCATCACCATAGTATGGGTCAAATACTTTGTTTTCAATTTTATTAAACCTGTCTATACCTAAAATGTTATAAACCATATACAATCTATCAAAATCAATCCATTCCATTTCATTAAAAATCTGTTTAACTTTGGAACCTTTGAGTTTTAGTTTATCCATCGCAGTATCAACCAAGTTCATATCAAACTTCTTCAATTCTTTTTTAGAAAAGAATGTACCTGTGAATTTTCTCCAATTGTTTGGGATTTTAATACCATTAACCAAATAGTAAGTTAAACTATAAAAAGACCTCATACAATCCCACTGAAAGTTTTGTGGGTTTTCAATCCCCATTCTATCCCAAATCTTTTCCAAGAAAAAATAAAGATACTGGTCCACAGCAACACTATTTTCAATTCTAATGTTTCTTAAAAAAGCTTCTATAGTGAAATATGTTGGATTCACTTTCATACTTCTTCCAATAACTTGTTTCTTTTTGGTTGAAAATGTTCCTGAATAAAACATTTTCTTTTTGAAATTGAATGTGAAATACTGTGTATTCTTTCTTTCTGTAAAGTACCTACCCCCTACTTTTCTATTTTTTTGGTGAAATTGGAACTTAATTGATATTTTATCATCACCCTCTTCTATAAACAATCTTTGTCTATCAAAATGGACTGATGCAAATGGATTTCCAAAATGCTCAACAAAGGCATCTTCAGTGTGGAATTGAGCATCAGAAAAGAACTTACCTTTATTTTTTGTTTCAACATACAAGCCTAAGATATGTCTATCTTTTTGATTTATATCGCAATAATTAAGATATAAACTAGTTCTATAGTTCTTAATCTCAACAAACTTATGAAATGTTTTGCCTTCTACTTCTAACATAGAACAAAGATAAAAAATCCCCCTGATTATATCAACCAGAGGGATTACCTTTTTTTATTTTCTTATTATGTTAACTTCACCACGACCTTACCTGGATTGTTCCATCCGTCGTTGTAAGTAAAATCATAATCTTTTAAATTTTTAATCACAATTTCTCTCATTGTAGTGCTCAATCCTGTGATTATCTCCGCCTCCCTAGCCTTTCTGTTGATCTGTTCCCATAAAAATTGATCCAATATTTTAGGAACGTCTCCGTGTTTAACTCCATGTAGGTCTAACGTTTTTGTCATAGTTTAACTTTTATTATGTTTATCCCGTAGGTCTTGGATGTATTCGATTACGAAATAATTTGTTTTCATTTCCCGGTCGTTGAGCCAAATTTTTACTGCAGCAATGAGCCAAGGAACATAAACAAAGGCGTTAAATCCAATTACACCCAAAAAAACCAAAACAAACTCAACCAATAGAAACCAACTTATAATTATGTTTATACCGTTGAGTTTAATACTTTTATCAAGTACCTCAATAATCATTTCATTATATTGTTCTTTAGTGAACTTCTCCACTTTATTCGTTTTCCGTATCATAGAACATCCTGTCGCTATCTTCAGTATGCCATTTATCAAATCCCTCACAATTGTAGTAATCCTTGTTTACTAAATAGTCAGGTTTTTCAGGGAATGGTTTGGTCACAAAACTTGGTTCAGACCATTTGATTCTGTTGTTTGGTTGGAGAGCAATCTGTCCATTATCAAGTAAGATGATGTGGTGACTCTTGTGCTCCAAAGGATCTTCGGCCAATGATATGTCCGTGTTAATATCGTTTGATCCCCAGTTAATCGTAGCGTAATAACTTCCTGAGTAAAACTTCTTATCTTTCATAAAGACCTCAACCCTTGTATCATACAGATATGATAAATGTAAAAGAGTAAAGTTATATGAGAAACAATTCCAAATCTGTAGATAGTGGAATGGTAGATCATCTTTAGGGATCTCAGGTTCGTGTAATAGTGCGTGACTTGGGAGTTTATCTCTTAACACCCCATTCTCTAATAACACTTGAAATAGTGCCGCTTGACCTGGCATACACCTAACAGATATAATTACACCGGGTGTCAACTCACCTTGTCCTTTTTTATGTTGATACATGTATTCGTTTCGGACCCAAACCTTAAGTGGGAAAAAATTATGTTCTATATATGCCATTATCTATCTTGTTTCCTTTTTATCCACTTGTAAATTAATTGTACACTGATAAGTAATACCGTTAATGGTATTACTATCACATGCAAATATGTTTCTAATAAGGTCATAAACTATATTTATATGTCCCATTATCAATCTCAACGTCCATGATACCATCGTTCTCCAAGATCTTCTCAATTTGTTCTGATGTGAAATTAATGTGATCAGGTTCCATAAAAATCTTAAACGCTTGATTTGAGCTGAGTTTATTCTCAATAACAACCCTATAAATTGTTTCGTTATTACATTCTATTATCGAAGGGTACTGACCATTTACAGTTAGAATAACTTTATCACCGATTTCCACTTTGTCTAAAGACACAACATATGGTTTCTCTTCAACCATAATCAATTTAACTTTTTGTTTTACATTTTCACTCATAAGATAAACCCGTACATTTTTGATACGGCTCCCATATACTTTTTTAGATTTATTACAGCTTGTTTAAAGTCCACTCTTGGTGTTTCTTTGAACCTCTCGGATAGTTTGTCGTCTTCCAAAGTTTTACTACAACTCTCATAGATATCCTTAAGAATCTGATGATAAATCTCTTCTTTACTATAAGTATCCTCGATTTTATTTTCGACCACCTGACCTTCCAACTCAACACAATAATCAATTAACTCCTGAACTTCAGGATGATCCATTAATGATGTGTTAGTCTTGAATATTTGTCGTATGTTCTTCATTTGTTAAAAATTTAATAACTTTTTCTTTAACCCCACTTTGTTTAATTCCCTCACTTGATTTCGGTGTTAGAACGAAATTCTCTATTGCCCAAGCATCTTTCCAAGGTTCACCATTCCTACCCATATTAAGGTCATCAACTGAAACCCAATGAGTAACCTCAGGATGATCGTGTAAGTATTGTTGAATCTCAATAGTTCGTGTTTGCTCTAACTCCCATCGTGGTGACCATATAAATAAATCACTATGAGCAGTACAATTCTGTATGTTTGGTGTTAATGCGATTGGTCGTTTTACAATTCCCTGACTTTCGTAGTAGTCACCAAGTTCCTCAAGTGTTGCATGTAATTTCCAATCTGAACTTACAACGATCTCACATCCCGTTTCTTCGACGATCTCATTTAAGACCTTAATTGCCTTCTTATCGAAATCATCAAAACGATATTCAACAGGGGCTTCCTTTATGTTTGAGGAAGATTCAGGGTTTGCTGAACGGTATTTCGCCCATTTCTTTGTTCGTCCACCCCAATTATTTGAGAGACAGATTACGCCATCGTTATCAAGAAATAAAACTTTCATCTTTTAAGTTTTTGGCGCACATTATACACACCCATTAATAATACCACAAATATAAATAAAAATCCCCACATATACAAATAATAGTGGATTGTATTAAATAAGAAAAGGGGAAGTATCTAATTCCCCCTTTCATAGTATTAATTAAAAAATATTTAAGATTTAATAGCGAAAGATACTTCAGTATCACCTAATTGATAAACTAATTTATTTTTAGTTAAACCTTTATTGTAAATATCTCTAACAATAATCTCATAACATTTCTCAACGGTTCTAGAAAAAGGTAATGTCCCTTTAAATGTTGATACTTTGTTTATTAATCTTTCAATATCAATATTAGGTGTGTACATAATATTTGTTAAAGCTTTTATATAATGTCGTTTACCGTAGTCTTGGACACTTGGTAACATTCTATAAAGTATTTCTAAATCTTTATCTACTTTATCATATATATCATAGTTAAGAACTAATAACCCTTCTTTAAATTGTTGGAACCAAACGTATCTACTACTTCCTCTGTATTTGTTAATAACAATCAATAATGTCTCATGTTCTAATGATCTATATTTTGAAAATAATTTTTGATATAGCACATATGGCTCTAAACCAAGTAACGCTTTTGAAGTCATAAAACAACCAATGTCCCAAGTTTTTGAAGCCGTGTTCAGTAGTTCAACGTCAGATAGTGATTTATCTAAAACGTTTATATCAAAATCATTACGTATTATGAATGATACTGGTAAATTTAATTCAGAACAAGCGGTAAACCTATGTTGACCTTCAATAATTTTAAATGGTTTTTTATCTTTTGGATTGTTATCTAAACCAACAATAATTGCCGATTCCAAAATCTGCTTAGTTTTAAGCGATTCTTTAATGTTGTTAAGATTTGTTTGGTTAAGTTCCCGATTACCGTTAATAAAACCAAATAGGTGGTAATCATTTGTAACTAATACATCAGTTACTTTTTCTACGTCACAAAATGTGCGTAATACATCAATAGTGTTTGTCATAATAAATAATTTAAATTCTTAATGCCGTCTTGTAATACGACCTGTTAATTTCTATATTAGAATTATAAAACTTTTATTTTAATTAATCAATAAATTATTAGATAAAAATGGTTTAACATAAATAAGAAAAGGGGGAGTAGCGAATTCCCCCTTTTTAATCGTTACCCTAACGGATAACGGCCCTAAGTCCCACTCCTAAAAGTGGGGTCTCGTAAAAAACCCCCACATTGATCGTGGGGGTCTCATATAATTTGATTCAAAGATTAAACATCGCAAAAAAGAAGTTTAAAGTTTAAGTGTAATGAAGTTTCAAAAGTTGAACATTGAGTTTGGGACCATTACATTATCAGAATCATTCACCTAACCATATGGTTTCTGAGTAAAACGATATAAGTCTAACCCTATCCTCAAATTATATTTCTGTTGTTGCGTTGAACACATCCATTTCGTCTTGGAGGTATTCAATCCTTTCTTCTAAGTTTTTGATCTTATTATTTCTAACAACCAATGAAATTTCAGAAGTTAAAACTAATTCACTTTCCATTCGGTAACGATCTCTGTTTGATTTACCTTCAGTACAATCCAACTTTTGAAGTCCTTTGATTGTCGATTTCAACTCAGACATTTCAAAAATCTTTTCAAACATCGGAGCGTTTGCTCTATGAATTTTAGATTTCAAATCAATCAACTCATCTGTTGCTTTACTGATCTCAACCATCAATACTGTTGATGAGTATGGTCTTGGATTACCAACCTCAACCGTATTATACTGTTGAAGTAATTTTGTATTCTCCGAAATTGATTTAATCAATTTGTTTTTTAACTTAAGCGCTTGTTTAATATTCATAATAAATCTTTTGTGTATGAAAGTATAAGTATTTTATTTTAACGTGTCAAGTGAATTGTGTCAATTGTGTAATAACAATAACTTTCTTCATCGATGTGGCAGTGTTCCACTTTAATTTCATAAGAGTATGCGTCACAACTCTGTTTTGAGGTTTTACAACTTGATAATAAAACCAAACCTAAAATAATACTAAACTTCTTCATTTTAAAAATCTTAAATAATAAACTTCACCTAACATTAATAATGCCATACCCCACCCTAAAGATGATAACCAATTACCCAATAATATACTACCTGTAATAGTTAAGGCTGTTATAATAAATAGCGGTAAATAATAAATTCCTTTTTTCATCGTGTAAATCCTACTTTTCCTAATTCTTTAATTGTTGGAGCTTTTTTTAACCCTTCAAGATTGTCCATCACTTCCTCAAATTCTCTACCCATAACAATAGTTGAAATAACAACTTCTTTCAAGTGTGATAATGACATTCCTTCTGTTCTTTTCACCCATTCTTCAACATCAATACCTTTAATGTCTTCGTCTGTCAACTTGTGACGGATATACGCCTCACGGATCTCCTCGTTTGGAAGTTCCACTTTGTATCGTCTATCGAAACGAGATGGTCGGTTGGTAATACGATCCTGTAGTTTCTCAGGATAGTTAGTGGTTGCAATATATACAACATCTTCAATCTGTTTTACACCATCCAAGATGTTTAACAATCTACTTGTTGAGTGACTATTCTCACCGGCAATTGAATCGATATCCTCTAACAATACAATCAATGGTCGGTTAGGTTCGATCTTTCTGAATGTTGCAATGAAATCCATAAAGTAATCAACATCGTCTTGGTCTTTAATGTTGATGATAATACCATCATTATCGATCAATTGTTTTGAGATCAACTGAATGATACCTGACTTACCACAACCTGGTTCACCATACATTAGAATACCTCGTTTGTGAACAAAGTTATATTGTTTGTATTTGTCTCTGCGATCCCAAAAGTTTTGAATGTCTTTTAAGATATCTGTGATCTCGTATGAAGGTAATTGGTACAACTCATCAGTCTTGAATGGTTGTTTCTTTAGTGTGTGTTGGTTTAGTTGTCTGTTCCACACAACTTCATAAATACCTGATGGTACTTTTGGAACTGATGTAAATGCTGGTACAAACTCTTCATCCTGTAATGTTCCCCAACATGTTGGTGAATTACTCACCGGTTTTTCTTCTTCGTGTCTATGTGTTCTAATATATGTATTTTCCATCTCCTCAATCATGTTTAACTCGGCAATATAATCATCTATTTGGTCTTCTCTCATCGTACTAAAATTGGGTGTATTATTATCAATATTTCTTCTTTCTTTTCTCTTATTCTTACAACTCTGTCTTTTTTAACCTTTAGAGTTTCTTTTGGGTTTTTTGATTTTAATCGTTCAAATTGAATTTTCATTTCTGCCTTTGCATCCGATTCTTTTTTGAAGTACCCGAAGTAGTCATCACATCCACCGGCACCTCTTGTTTTGTCGTAGACCCCAAATATCAGGTCGTTTTCTTTTGTCATTATAGTTTGTTAGCGATTGTTTTAATAGTCTCCTCATCTTCATTTGAAAGTCTGTGTCTGTTATTCATCAGATTCAAAAGTGTTTTTTTCCACTCCTCATCTAGAAAACTCATACTTTCATTTTTACTTGTGTTTGTTGATATTACCACACCTTCTTCAACAAGTAAATCTACTAACTTTAAAATTTCACGATCTGATAAATTTTCATAGATCTCATTAACATCCAAATCAATTTCTGCTTCTGTCCAAAATGTTGCCATATTTTTTTCTTTTTTTTAATTGTAATAAAAAAAGGTGACTCCATCAATGGGAGTCACCAACATTATTTTTCTCACCATAGATCAAGTAATCTGGGTTGATCACCTTTGCCACTTTGTGTCGTTCACCACTCAAGCACTTAACCACAATACCTTCGTGTGGAACTTTGGTTCCATCAATGAAATTACCGAACACAAAACTATCTTGAGTTTCTTTATTCCAGGGACCACTGTATAACAAGTCTACTTTTGGTAAATCTAATTCAAGAAATACACCTCTTTCAGTGAAGAATGGTTGGTAAACACCATCGATCTCAACATCGAAACCAGCAAAACGAATATCACTTAAACCGTAGTCGTAGTTCTTTTGAATACCGTGTCCATAGATCTCACCGTAGATCACAATACCACTACCTAATCTTTCAGGAGTGTAGTATTTTTTAACGTAGTTCCACAACTTATCTTGGATATTGTATTCCTCTGCCACGGTTCTCCATACGTCGGTTGAGTAGAACCCTTGAGAAGTAGATCCTTTTTCTACGTTGTGTGATCCGTAAATGTAATCAAACTCAACCCATTTGTTTCCAAAGAATTTTTTGATACGATCCAAGATAGAAAGTTTTTTCTTTCTCACAATACCATAACGAGCGTTGGTTCCGTGAAGTTTACGAGTGATTGAAACTTTATCCTCTTCAGTGAAAAGATCAGGTACATTCTTCAAGTTGGGGAACTTGTGGTAAACATGGAAGTTAGGGTTTTGATGGTATTTAACTTTTCTACCACCAACACTCATCTCAACCATCTTAACTGGTGGTTCATATTTGACAATACCTAAGAGTTCCATTAAATCTTCCCCTTCTGTAAGAGTGGGGTATTTTCTTAAAGCAGGAATAGTATTCTTACTCATGATTAAACATTCAGAATATACACCACGAAGTTTTACAGTCCTAACTCTCTGACCTTTTCTCAAGTATCCAGTCACACCCATCAAGTCAGATAACTCAACAGGAATTACCGCATCGGTAGTTGCAACAACAACCTTATCACCTACACTATATTCACCTTTCTTGGTGATTGCTTGCCAACCACCAACCATTGCAAGTTCGATGTTATCAGCCCCTTCTATTGGTCGGATCTCACCGATCACACCAACATAACATACACTATTTAAATTTTCCATTTCTTATACTTTTTCAAATTCTTTTTTTACTAAATCAATTTCTTCATTCACTCTATCAAGTTCTTTAGAGACCATTTCTTTAATAATCTCTTTGTTATAGAAACTAACCTCTCCTTTTCTGTTGAATCCTCCTGAATGTGTAAATCCAATCGTGACACTCAAACCACAAGA